AGCAATGGCTTGGCCCTCGTTCTTGACTGGAGCAGAACCAAAGCCAGCCAGCTTTGTTTCTTCTTCGAAGCTACGCTCAGATTTCTCTGTTTCGTAGATTTCTTTGTGCTCTTCGCCGTAACGGGCGTATTCCATACCGAACAAAGCGTTCAGGCCGGGGAGCAACTCTTTAAGTAGTTGTGCGCGTGAAATTGCCATGGTCTATTTCTCCTTAGATGCCGGTGGCGTTAGAGTACGAATGGGCACCGGGATTGAACTTGACCAAGATGTCAGTGTAGGCGTCGCCCACAGTTGAGAATCCGGGAACGTTCGCAAAACCGACAACACGGAAAGCATAGCCAGAAGTAGTAGCGGCAGAAGCGCCAGCCACAACAGCGGTGTTGCTGTTACCAGTAGTGGTGCTACCAGTGGATGTTGACTGCACAGCGTTCAGGTACACGTTGGCACCCAAAGCAGCTTGTGTCACTGTACCAGCGGACTGGACTTGGAACACAGCGCGGTCGTCATCAATCACGTACGCAGTAATAGCAGAACCGTTCACAGAAGCTGTGTTGGCTGGGTAGTACTGAGAGTAGATTGTTTGGCCTTGTGCATTCACAAAGGAGCAGCCGACGAAAACGCCGATTGTGCCTGCTGGGAATGGTGTGCTGTTGTCGCCGTTTGTAGTGACGATATTGAGGTAGCCGCTAGTGTTCAAAGCAACGATCGAACCATTGAAAATGTTCGTGTTGTAACCGGCGGGGTCAATCAGAAATTGTCGAGTGCTACCAGCGTATGGTAGGCCACCCAACTCGTTTACGGCGCGAAGGCCGTAGGGAGAAGCGGTAGATGCCATTTAAGGACTCCTAAGTTTATTTAGAACCAGAACCAAATCCACCACGCGTTGATGTCGACTTGCGTTCGGCAAACAACGGCATGCGCGGATCGTTTTGTCGCATGAAGCTATTGTCAACTGAGTCCATCTGGTTTTGAGCTTGCTGGTCATAGTACTCATCACGGGCTTTGGCTTTTTCGGCAGACATCTTGCAAAGCATGAGGCCACCAATTTCCACGTTCCCAGTCTGAGGGTTTCCAGCCATCATCAACTCCGGATGGTCTTCTGCCTTCACCGGTACCCAACCTTCACGCATTTTGCGCGACACATTGGTTACTTCCGCTTGTCCCAGAACGTGAGTCGCTACCCAGCGATACACATAGCCCGGTTCAGGCGTTGGATCAGGCAAGTTTGTCGGCGGTACGTATACAGCACGAGCAGTTTTTTCGCGTGTCGTCAGATCACGGTTTTTGCGGTCAATTGTTTCAGCCATTTCAGTTCTCCAGTTTCGCTACTTGTGCAGCATATTGCTGCGGGGTTAAACCTAATTTCTTAGCCAACGCTACTTGCGTAGTCGTCAACTTGATCTTTCCTGCGCTCGTAGAACGAGACACAGAGGCCACCACTGTCGTAGGTCGCTTTTGAACCTCACCAGACCTTGGCTTGTCATTCGTTTGTCCGAACAAGTCCGGGAACGTCGACTTCATGCGAGCATCAATTTGCTCGAAGTATTCAGCAGAGCGGGGATCCACTCCGTTTGTGACTAGCTTTTGATGCAGCCCTAGTGCGTAGCTGGTGTATTCCTCAAACCCTTGTTGCCCGAACCACTGGTTTTTTGCCTGCCAGCGCAGAGTCTTTTCGTCGGGCTCAACCCGTGAAGGTTGGGCTTGGGGCGTTTGTACCTCAAATTTTTCTTCCTGTAAAGGGGCAGGACGATAATTTTTTGTTTGTTCAACTTTAATCTTCGCGTCCATCACCTCTTCTTGAGCGGCAATGATTGCGTCGGTGTCGTAGGACTCTTGTGCTTCCTTGAGTTTGCGACGCGCCATAGCCAGTTCTGCCTCGGCTTTTGACTTCGCACCTTCAATGATGGCTTCTTGTCCTGTGTAGACGTTTTGTTTGAGGCGTTTGTTCTCCTCAATCAACTGCTGTGCTAGACGCTCCAGCTCTTGTTTCTCACGCATCGTGGCTTCTTTGACACGGCGCTCGTCATGACGGGCGTGAGTCAGCTCTTTAATACGTGTCTTGACCTTGTCAGAGTAAGTCTCGATTTCTTCGTCTGTGGGATCGGCAACTTCCTTGTCCAAAGGCTTGCGGCCTCTGTCTTGCGGAGGGGTGTCGTCCTCGATTTCAATCGCTACTTCCCCACCGTCATCAATCTCAATTTCAATTTCAGGGGGGTTCTTATCTTCAATTTCATCTGGGAACTTGTATGGTTCAGCCATTTTCTTCCTTTCAAGCGCGGGTCAAACCGCGAGGGTCTAGCACAACAGCATCAACTTGGTCGTCGTTGATGAGACGGAACTCCTTGCCAAAGATCTTGAATCTTGTGCCGGAGTATGTGCGGACAAGCACGAAGTCGCCTTCTTTACACCATGCTCCGTTGGGGAACTTGGCGGTGTCTTTGTACGCATCGGGGCCTACGCGCAATACAAACAACACCGTGGTGGCGTGCTCTTCTTGGCGCAGTGTGGCGGTATCTCTCACGAGATCCAGTGTTGTTCCTGCAATCTTTGCTTCAACTTCAGGCACGACACAGAGCAACTTCCAACCTGTTGGGGTGGGCAGTGCACCTGCTTTTGTCTCGTTGTCATCTTCTTCCTCTGGTTTATCCATTGGTTGAATATGTGGCGGCAACGAAATACCGGGAGGCAGAATGAGTTCACTCATTTGATTTTTCGACTTTCTCAAGCAGGTCAAGTAGATAACGCTCTGCGAGAGCTAGACCCGAAATAATCCCGCAGAGTTTTTGGTATTCCTCAAAGGAACGACACGCACCCCCAGCCAAGTCGTCGGCGTAGTTGTTCATGTCAGTACGTATTTTGTCGCGCAATACGTGTGCGAAGTCTTGGATCATTTAGTTGGTTTGCCTTTCTGTCGATTTTGAGTTGCGTGCTGCATTGCTGTAGTACGCGCCTGCAAGTCCATTTGCTTCTGGTTTTTTGCGATCTCGGCTCCAAGCTGGACACCGGCTCGCTCTTGCTCGAACTGTTGTTTGGCTTTGCTTTCGTTGATTTGTGCACCAACGCGCAGTGATTCCAATTCCAACTGACCTTTGACTTTTTCTTTGTCCAGCTCCAGCTTGTCTGCTGCGGCGGCGGCATCGGTAGCAATCTTCTGCGCTTTGAGTTGAACTTCCTGCGCTCTAATTTGCAACTCTTGCTGCTGCATTTGGATAACTGGGTCCTGCATCTGCTGCTGGGCTTGTGCTTGTGCAGCCTGTGCCTGATCTTGCTGGAGCACTTGTTGTGCAGCCTGCGCCATCATGCCGGACAAAGCGATCTCGATTTCTGGTGGCAACTTTGTGTCTTCTGGAGGAAGCGGCATTCCAAGCTGCTGCTCGATCTTCTGACGCATCTGATAGCCAACGTGCTCTGCAATGTGGGCAGTAATCGCGCCCATGATTTTGGGAGCTTGTGGGTTTTGCCCAATGAACTGCTGGATCATTGGGTCTTGCAACAGCATCATGTGCACTTGAATGTGCGCAGTGTGATCCTGATGGATAAACGCCTTCATGGGTTTGCCAGTTAATGCGTTTTGGTTTTCTTGCACTGGGTCGATAGGTTTCATATCGTCCTCAATGGGTACCAGTTTCTCCGCGTTCTTGATGCCCAACACGTTGAGCATGCCACGGTGCAACTCTGGCAAGTTGTAAATGTCCGGAGCCATCTGCGCCATCTGGATCACAGCTTGGTACTGGATCACGCGTTGGCTCATAGTGGCTGCGTTTGGATCTGACACGGGGATCACGTCCACCTTGTCGTAGTCGGCTTTCTTCGCTTTGCGGCTGCCGTACTCAGGGTCGTATGTGTAGTCTTCGTCGGTGTAGTCGCGGATGATGTCCTTGAGCAACTTCAACTCTTGCTTCAAAGCAAAGTGCACACGGGCCTGAACAGCCGTCATCACCTTGAGCTGGCGCTCAAGCAACGCAAGCGTGGTTCCCACAGGAGCCTGCGCAGACATGTCAGACACCTTCATGTCAGCAGTCGCGGCAAAGCGACGGCCTTCATCAACGATGGTCTGCATCAAGTTGAACAGCGTAGCGCTTGGCTCCTTGTAGGGCAGAGGCAGGATGCTGTCGCGGATGTTGCCGGACGCTACGTCTACGTCGCGCCATTCTCCCGGGGCAATCGGCGTGTCATCACCTTTAATCCGAAGCCCTCTGGATTTGAGACCACCGGGAAGATTAGATAACGTTCCTGCGTCAACCAGTTGACGCATAAGGCTTGTGGCTGACTTGGCAAAACCGCCGATAAGGTGGAAGAGTCCAAAACCATAAGCTCCGAATCCGGGGATATATTGGTAGTGTACAAAGTGTTGGCGCTTGAGTCTGAGCTCATCGTCTTCCTTCCAGTTGCGGCGAATGGACAGAATGTCATTTGTGCCCTTAATGATGGTTACAACGTACGGCAACATGATGCCGGTCTCTTCACCATCCTCAGTCATGTCCTCGTAACCGTCGAGGTTCAAGTCCACGTGGCACTCATAGATGGTGTAGCGGTCGTCGTTCAGGTCGTTGAAACCTGTCTCTTTGTCCTTGGCTTTCTGAATGTCTGTGCGATCCTTGGGCGCATCAGGCAAGTCGATGTCGAGATAGAACCCAGCTTGCTGAAGCTTGATGATCTCGTTCCTTGTCTTACGCATGACGTGTGTGACGCGGTGGCAAGTGTCCAGATCTGTCGCGCCGTAAGGCAGCAACATGTCTTCTGCTGGGATGAACATGGACACTTGACGGCCAAGCGACGGGTCGTAGTAGACCTTCTTGAAAGCTGAACCCGTAGCAGGCAGCGACCAGAGCATGCGCTCATGCTCAGCCCGGTACTCGACCATGTTCTCGGTCAGCTCGTAGTTCATGTCATCCTCGACATTGACCGCGATCTCTTTGTTCTCAGGAGTTTCTTTACCCAAGATCTTTGTACGCACAGGGCCCTGTGCAGGGAACGTCTCAGTGATTGTCTCGGCTTGGAAGCGAACAACAGCCTCAGTAATCATCGGATGGAACACACCACACGCGCCTTGCCATGGCTCCGTGCGCTCCTCAATCTGCAGGCCCAAAAGCTTCAGACCATCAACGTAAGTCTTCTCCCACTCTTTGCGTGAGCCCTTGTCGTTGTCAATGTCCGACACCAAGTCGCCAGCCAGCGACTGCAAGGCACCATCGTCTATGTACTCGGCCAAGTTGTCACTGAAGCCTTCTTCCTCTGGCGCTTCTTTGCCAATCTGAAGCTCCATGCCGTCTAGACCAATCGTGACTTCTTCGGGATCAACGATTTCAATCTCAATGGGGGATTCGTCTTGCGCCAGCTCTTCGATGCCAACCGGTTGTTGGAAAAGCGCTTTGTCGATGTTCGTTGCCATGTGTGTTCCTAGTAGTATTCGTACTTCTTACGGCGGAAGAATTGAGGTTCGTCTTGCTCGTCCGTATCCAAAGAAATAAAGCCGCCTTGCCTGAAGCGCAGCAGCGCCTGTGTTGTCGTATCCACGAAGTCGTCGTGCTCGCCCACAGGGAAAGCCGCCATCTCTTCAATTACCTCGCGTGCCCAGCGGGTGTCCGGTGCCCAGACTTTACCACTGCTGAATAAATCCGCAACTGCATTGACACG